TGCTTTCCAGAACATCCGCAATGCTCGAATGTCGACAGAGCGTCAGTGGTACCTAAACCTGGCATTCTACTTCGGCAAGCAAAACGTACATATGATGAAGCCGCAGACGGGCGGCTTAACGATGGGAGTGAGTAACCGTCTTTGGGTTCCCCCTGCACCGTATTATCGTGCTCGTCCTGTCATCAACCGTATTCGTCCTACTATTCGTCATGAACTTGCTCAGCTGACGAATAACAAGCCTAATGCTTCCTCTGTCCCGGCTTCCGCTGAAGATCGTGACATGTACGCGGCTATGGCTGGTGAGCAAATCTGGGAGAACGAATACCAGGAAAAGAAGCTGAAGCTCGTCATTCGGCGTGCCGCCTGGTGGGCATTAGTGGCGGGCTCCGGCTTCATTAAGACTTGGTGGGACCCCAAAGCAGGCCCTGTCGATCCGCAGTTGGGTCCGTTGGGCGATATCTGTTACAAGCCTGAGACTCCCTTTAACATCTTCGCTCCCGACTTGCGGGAAGAGGAGATTGAGGAACAGCCTTACATCATTCACGCTACCTCTCGTTCTCCGGAGTGGGTTCAGATGAACTTCCCGGTAGCGATTGATGGTACGAAAGTGAATCCTACAGTTGCTGATGGTATTGAGATTCTTGATCCATCTTTCCTGAATCTTGTTGGTACTAAGCAACTCGATAGGCAGCGCTCCTGTCTGGTGCTAGAGGTTTGGGTAAAGCCGGGAGTTCACCCAATCTTTCCGCAAGGCGCTTTCTTTACGGTTATCGGGAATAAGATTGTCGCGGGGCAGCAAGGTCTTCCATACTCTCATGGGAAGTACTGCTTCGCTAAGATCGACCACATTCCAGGAAGTAAGTTCTATGGAACCAGCTCGATCGAAGACCTTCTTCCTCTACAAAAAGAGTATAACCGTACCCGTGGACAGATCATCGAAGCTAAGAATCGGATGGCTAAGCCCCAGCTTATTGCCCCTCGCGGTTCTGTCGATGTTAGTAAGATTACTACTGAGCCCGGACAGGTTATCCAGTACACTCCGGGCTTTGATCCGCCTAAGCCTCTTCCTCTTCAGCCTTTACCTAATTATGTGCTAGAAGAGATTGACCGTATCAAACAAGATTGGGACGATATCTCTGGACAACATGATGTGTCCAAGGGGCAAGTCCCTCCGGGAGTTACTGCGGCAACTGCCATCAGTTACTTGCAGGAACGAGATGAAAGTCGGATGAGTCCGACTTTCGACTCTTTGGAAGAAGGCATCGAAAAGATAGCTAGGCTTGCGCTTACCTATGTCCATGATTATTGGACTGTTGAGCGTATGGTCAAGGTTACCGGAGCAGATGGCAGCTTCGATGTGATGGCTTTCAAGGGGTCAGACTTAGGATCTAACTTAGATATCAGGATTGAAAGCGGAAGCTCCTTACCTACATCTAAAGCTGCTCGACAGGCTTTCATCATGGATCTTATGAAGATGGGCTTTATCTCTCCGGAGAAAGGTCTTGAAGTCATGGAGATCGGTGGTATCGAGAAGGTCTATGAACAAATCCAGGCAGATCAGCGACAGGCGCAGCGAGAGAATCTGCGCATGTCTAAGGTTACACCTGAGACTTTACAGCAATACCTTGCATCTTACCAACAGATGTCTATGGCACAGCAAATGGGAGCGGATACGGGCAATCCGCTTGACCAATCGACATCGGCTTCTGTCGGCCCAGATGGAATGCCCGCTGTCGATGACAGTATGGCAGTGCAAGACCCGCCTTTGATTGTTCCTGTCAACACTTGGGATAATCATGAGGTACACATTCGATACCACAACCAATTTAGAAAGGGGCAAGCATTCGAAGCTCTGCCAGACTTTGTTAAGCAGATCTTTGAACAGCATGTGCAAATGCACATTGCAGCTATGGGTGCTGAACTGATCACTCAGAATCCTGCGGCTGCTGCTGGTCTTCCTCCTGAGTTAGGTATGCAGATGCCGGGCGGGGACTCTTCCGGTGGTGGAGGAGCCCCGACTCAACCTGGTCCAGCAAAGACTGGGCCACAACAGATTGATCAGCAAATTGCTGGTGGTGGAATGCCTCCAGGTAATCCTATGAATAACGGTCAGCCTGGGCCTATGCCTATGCCTCAAACGTCAGGAGGGCAGTAATGCCTGCGGAGAATCAGCTTGGGCCCGCAGTTGTACTGGGCTTTGTTGATAAACGTAAAATCGGTAAAGCTGGTTCTGATGGCTTTACTCGAATGCTCAACCGATACATTATGGCTACTGCCAATGCTGGCGGTACTACCACTACTTTAGTATGTGCTAACGCTACCCCTGGTACAGATACTGCTACTACCAATGTGGTGCGTATTGGTGATGAATTCCGTCTCTACACTTCTGGTGGTGCCCTGAAGGAAGAGACAGTCTTTACAGTGACTGCTGTTGCTGTTGCAGCATCGACTACCATCACCTTTACACCTGCCGCTGCCGCTACTACTGCTAATGGTGATATTGCACGACTGGTTGGTCTGGATAGTATTGAAGACAATGAGTCTCTTGATGCTGCCTTGACCAAGCTTTCGTCTACTACCTATACTGCTGCTGTTCTTCGACAGATGAATCAGAACGATAAGGTATTCGCAATTCGTCACCTTACTGATCCTACTCAGGCGGCAGGACAACTCTAATGCCTTTTAAATCTCAGGCCCAACGTGGGTTTATGTACTCTCAGCATCCTGGGATGGCGAAGGAGTTTGAAGCTAAAACCCCGAAGGGACAAAAGCTTCCTCAACATGTTGGAGAGGGCTCTAGCGAGCAGGAGACCTCATCTGACAGGAAGAACGACAGTCCTGCCGTTAAAAAGCGAGAGTATGGCAAGAAGAAGCATACTAAAGCACAGCAAGATGCTATGGCTCGGCGTTTAGCAGGAAAGGGCGGAGGTAAGGGAAGTGGTAGGCACTAACACCGCTCGGCTTACTCTTTACAAGCCCAATCCTGCTGACACTGTTGATGTCAATCAGGATCTTAATGCCAATATGGATAAGCTCGATCTTCTTGGAAAGAAGGCCGAGCCTATCACCAACCCTTTTATCAAACGAAACAACGCAGACGCTGTCACTAGCGGTACTGATCTTCTGTTTGAAACTCTTACAGTTATCCTAAAGACTAATCACTGGTATGAAGTTCAGTGGTCTGGACAGTACAATACCTCTCTAGCAATTAACACTACACCTAACTCTGTGATGTTTATCAGAATCAAGGCTGGTGGATCTGTAACGACTTCTGATACACAAATCTGTAAAGGTACTCCTCCAAACATCAATAACTCATCCCCTCGATTCCATATGGGGACTACATTTGATGTGTCTGCGGATGGAACTTATACTTTTGGTATTACTGCAAACTCAGGTGGTGGAACCAATACACTTAACCTTTTAGCTTCGGGTGGTACCGACAATACAGGTATCTCTCGATGCTTCTGGGTTAAAGATTTGGGGGAGAAGTAACATGGCACTCCCTGCATTTACTAGCTATACAGATCCAACTGAAGAAGATGTCCGTAGGTTAAAGCGTCCTCCCCAAGAGAGTCAGGCATCTTCTATGTCTGCCCCTACACCTTCAAGGGTACAGAGGCAGCAGAGGACTCCGGCGCAAGAAGATGCTTTACAGCGCCGGATGAAAAAGAAGCCTAATCTTAGCCAAGATCCATATCAGATGAAGCCCCAGGGCTGAAAAGTACAGGGCGGATAGGAATTTATTATGACTGATCCCGTTGACCCCACTGTCGGCGGTGGTTACGATGGCGGTGGGACTGAAGGTGGCGGCGCTACCGGGTATAACCCGGCATGGGCCGAAGCCCTCGATGGAATCCCGCAGGAGTACCATGAGAAGCTCGCTTCCGTCTACAAGAAGTGGGATTCGAATGTAGACAAACGATTCGAACAGGTACACTCTAAGTACGGGCAGTGGGACCCGATCATTAACACTGTGGGAGATCCGCAGCAGGTGCAATGGGCAGTAAATATGCTCAATGCTCTGGAGCAGAATCCCCGCGAGGTTTATGATCGAATCGGAGAATACTTCCGGTTTAATGGACAGCCTACCCCTGGGACTGATGAGCAGGGCCGACAGAATCAACAGCAACAAGAGGATGACCCATACAAGGATCGCTTTGCGACTCTTGAGCGTCAGAATCAGTTGCTGACTGACTACTTATCTCAGCAACGTGAACAGCAAATGCAAGCTGAAGCTGATAGGTGGTTGGATTCGGAACTTACTAGCGCTAAGAAGAAGCATGGAGACTTCGACGAAGATTATGTCGTTGCCTTAATGCAGCACCGTGGTTTGTCGGCAGACGATGCAGTTGCCCACTTCAAGTCTATGCAGACTAAGTGGGGAGCACCTGCTCCGGCTCCGCTTATCATGGGACCTGGCGGTGGAATTCCGAATATGAACAAGGACGTCCGGCACATGAAAGACCGGGAAGTTAGCTCCCTGGTCGCTCAAATGCTTGACCAAACGTTCAAACAGGCCCAGTAAACAGACCTAGGTAGGGATAGACATGGCCGGTGGCACTACCACCATGACGGTGGTGAATGCGATCCTCAAAGAGATCTATGAGGACCGTCTTCGCGATCAACTCCAGAGTGACACTATCACTCTCAAGCGCATTCAAAGCACCACTGAAGGCGTTAGCAATGACGTCGGTGGTAAGTATGTCGCATTCCCGATTCGGACTCGCCGTAACCACGGTATGGGTGCTCGAAATGAGAATGAGGCACTGCCCGTTGCGAAGAGTCAGAAATATGCTGGCGCTCGTGTGAGCCTTGCCTACCTTTATGGTGCGGTGTCGCTCACCGGTCAGACTATCGAACTGGCAAAGACGAATTCGCAGGCTTTCGTTTCTGCTCTTGAGCAGGAACTTTCTGGCCTCCGTCAAGGTCTTGCGAAAGACATGAACCGCCAGACATACGGAACGAGCCTCGGTGCTCTGGCGAGTGTGACTGCTGATGGTTCGAACACTGTCACTGTGGACTCTCTCCAGTATCTGGAGCTGGGTATGCAGATTGACGTCTATGACATTACTGGTGTGACTCCTAAGTTCACCAACCGTGAAATTACGGCTATCAACACTGCTACTAACGTCATCACCTATGATGGTGCGGATGGTACTGCGGTTGCGACTGACATTGTGGTTCGAACCGGTTCGGTCAACCGTGAGACTATCGGGTTCAAGCAGATTGTTTCGAACTCTGGTACTC